GCTAAAGCCTCTGCCGCCCTTGGCGGTGGATTTGGTGTGTCTGGTAAGGGTGGAGTCAACAGTCAGCAGGGCGCCCAGGCTGCAGCTATATCTAAGGTCCCTGACATCAGTAAGCCTCTCGTCCAAGGAATGGCGAATCAAGCCGCTGCCATCGGGGGGCTCACTAAGGAGTCTGGTACTTTTTTGAAGGGTATGGAAAGCTCCCTCAAGGGGAGTGTATCTGCTCAGGTAAGGGAGCTTAAAACCCTACAGACAGCTATCGCGAATCTGAGTACCTCCTACAAGGCGTTGGATGAACAGTATAAGGCTACCGTGGCAGCTAGCGGGTCCGGATCTGGCAGTAGTCTAGCCCAAGACGCCAAAGCAAACAGAGACGCAGTGGGAGCTGCCCGCACCCAACTGATATCGGAAGCAAGTGCATTACACGCCGGCATTAACCCACAAGGATCGACAGCTACGGGAGCTACGGGAGCTACTCAGGGAGGATTTCTTAGTGGCTTTCTAGGTGGTAATGGGGGGATTAACACTCTAGCTGGGGGGATGCAAAGTGCTGTAGGGGGGATGAAGAACCAAATACTAGGTGCGCTAGGAATTCCACCTGCTGCTTTCAAGGCCGCAGGGTTTGGTGGTGCTGGGCTGGCCTTCGGCGCTAAGATGTTAGACACTGAATGGAACCAAAATCCATTCCGATACCTTCAATATACAGCTCAAAAAGCGCAGCTTGGTTGGAATGAGACAGGCGCACTGATGTCTGGTGACACCCGTAATTTTGATGCTCTTCGGAGCATGCTGTCAGACCCCGAAAAGGCTAGAGACTATAAAGAAGTAGATAGTACATATCGTCGTCTTAGGTCTGGAACAGGAGCTGTACTCAGCGGGTTGATTCATGCAGATGTAACTGAGATGGGCAGAGGTTTCTCTGGCGAAGCTGCTGATATGAAAATCAGAGAAGAGCGTCAGGGTATGATGGAGACCCATAGAAAGACGGACCCCCTTCAGGACTTGGTACAGGGTGAGCTTCAAGACAATTTCCGTGGTCGCATGTCTCAGATGAGGGCTCTTGGTATCGGAGCTAAGGGTGGGTCTGGATATGGGGCACTGGCGGCAATTCAAGCAGCTTACCCCAATTTCGATATAGGGGAGATCATTTCAGCCAAGCAAGGCCTGGAGGGTTCCGGTACTCGTGCTGCTTCTTGGTCCATGTTGGGCAGTGCCCTTCAGGCCCAGGCCGGTGGCATTCAAGGGGCTGCGGCATCTGCTGGAACGATGTCTAAGTTTGGTTTCGATGCACGCAAAGGCGGCGCCAACACAGGTCTTGATTTCCTCCATGCTATGCAGGTTATGGGGGGCTCTGGTGGGGTGGATGTCTCCACTGTTGGTATGTTGGCTCAATTTGCGGCCCAGGCGGCCCCTTCAGTTCAGGGTCAAACGGGATTAGGCGTCCTCGGCACGTTGTCTGCTGGAGCTTCTGGGGCCAATGGGAAACTCATCGCCGAACAGAACATGAAGGGGTTTGCTGGGCTTCAAAATGTTATGTCTGGTGGCTTAGACCCATACCAGCAAGCTCGGAACCTCCAAATTGCGATGGAGGTAGATCCCAATGGAGGTATCTACAAGCAAGATTATCTAGCTAAGGATCTTAACCTATCCCAAATGGCAGACATTATGGGCGGTGGTGGTAAACTCAGCCCTATGATGAAGTCTCTTGGGGTCACCAAAGAAAATGTGAAAGATATGTTTGCGGGTAGTACGTCTTCTCTCTACGAAAGGGTCCTAAATCAAGGTATGGGTGATGCCCCTATGGGAAAGACCCTCAAGGCCATGATGGAGTCTGGACAGGATCCTCGAGCTTGGTTCCAGGAACAGTCTAAAGTCAAAGGATTTGACAAGGAAGGTGCAGTTTCTGATTATGCCGCAGCCCTAAAGTCTGCTGGTATTGAAGAGAACGAAGAAAAAGCCATGGGGATGTCGCGTGACATCCTTAACTTTGGGCGCGGTACTGCTACAAAAGGAAAGATGGTTGGCGATGTAGCAGGAGGCTCTGCGGAAGCCAAACAAGCTGCAGCAGAGGTACAGAAACTGGGTATCAAGGCTAAAGAAGCCGCTGATATGCTGCAAAAGTTCATTCAGGGAGTGGAAGCTTCCGCTTTCGTTATGCAGAAGCACAATGAGTGGGTTAACCTTTCTGAAGAAGAGAAAGCCAAGAATGAAAAGGCCCTGGCGGCAATGGTCGATTCGCTTGATGGTACTCAAGGGAATAATTTCCAGGCACTATACGATCAGCGCAGGAAGGAATTGGCTGGAGCTACACTTCCAGGCAACAGAGTGGCTACACCTGGAGGGGGGAGTGCACCCAAGACAACAGTGTCCGAGGGTGCTGCACATACACGAGGCATAAAGGTACCACAATAATGCCCACTTATGATATCATTGATGAGTACAACCTAGGGAAGGACCCCGACTGTATTGGGGTGAATTCCTATTGGCTTATAGCCATCATTAGGTACAAATACCCCCTGACGGCCAACAGGAAAAATATGCTGAAGCTTCAGCCTGGAGATCCAGGTTCTAGCGTGTCGTTTGACAATGGGGGCAAGTCACTGTCCTCGACTCGGCCTATGTTGCTGATTGATTCGGATTGCGTGAGTCTGACCGTTTCTACTACTAAGGGTAGTCACCTCGGTCAATTGCAAGCGGTGCTAACCAATAGCGGCATTAATTATCTCTCAGAGATTCTCCCGGGGGATTGGGTATTCGCTTGGATAGTGAACGATGAAGAGAAATACTTAGACCTCAAGGAGCGAGTCTCACAGTTGAAACCCGCTAATAAATTCGATGATGGCTTGAAGTTTATCGGTAGAGTACAGGATATGGGCAAGACCCTAATGCAGTCGCCATCTGGCCCCAGGACCGTCCAGTACAATCTGCAAGCTACAAGTTTCAAGGAGCTGGATTCTCAGATCTTCTATGATCCCCATCTCATGATGAAGATTCCTAGCATCGGCCAGTACCTTATGAGGATGAGTATCAACTTGAATAGTATATTCAAGGCTGCTTCTGCAGCGGCAGGTAAAGGGACTGGGGGAATAACCTCGGACTTGGCTATCCCCATTCTACTGAAAGTGCTTATCGGAGATGGAATACCTCCCTCTGCTGCTAACCCCGGTAGAGGTAATGTACCAACGGCTGCAGGCTTGACTTCCGGCGACGAAGCTCCTTTCGCATATGTAGTACCAGATGCGGTGGGTAAGTTATTGGGAATTAAGGTGAAGAGCAAAAAGACAGGTATGTGTTCATACGCTGACGTGCTGGAGCTATTGATTGGGTTGCAGAAGTACTCCGGGGGTATCTTTCCCTCTTACTTCCATCCCGACAATACAGACATGCAAGTCAGTGGAGACGGGAATAGACACAAGACAGCCTACCCTTTGAAAGGTACGTTTCTTCCTGCCCCCATCTCCTTTCATGGGAAGAGCGTCTGGACTATCCTTGGTGAATTCCTGAACCCAGCAGTTAACGAGATGTATGCTACATTGCGCTTGACTCCTCGGGGGGTAGTCGCCCCTATGCTTGTAGTGCGGCAGCTTCCATTTAGTACCCCAGTGATGACCGATGCACTGAAGACCGAGGTTACTTCTTTCATGGAAGTGCCGCGTTGGAGAGCAGCTCCCCATCTAGTTAGGTCCATGGACGTGGGCCGATCTGATTCTATGCATTTCAATTTCGTCCATGTGTATGGGCAGCCTAATGTCAGTGGAGGTCTCGGGATCACAGAGCAGATGGTGAGAAACCCCCCGTTCCGAGATGAAGAGGACATCAAAAAATATGGTCTTGGTCCATATCTACAGACGGTAAACTGTAGCATGGCCGACACTATTGGTGGCCCCCGCAAATGGATGATGATTCTGTCTGACTTCCTGATGGGTCAACACTTCATGCTGAACGGTAGCTGTTCCTTGCAGGGTATTGTATCTCCTGTGTGTTGCGGGGACAATTTCGAATTTGATGACACAGTGTTTCATATTGAATCGGTGCAGCACAATGCCTCGATTTCCGATGGTAGGAAGAGCTTTACAACTAGACTGTCGTTAAGCCATGGCATCAGGTCTGACCTCCCTACAGCAGTGTCTAGTATTCCCCCTCCGGTGATGGACGAAGCGTTCACCATCGACGGAATACCTGGGCAGCTTGTAGAGAGTCTTGGAGCTGACGCTCAAAATCCTGATTTCTACCTATATAGTGGGGTGGACTCGGCCGACAACACAGGTTACGCTCCAGGTAATACAGTGGATGACAGTCTAAATGAGACAGAACCCAAGAAGGGGTCAGGTTAATGCGTTACGAATACCTCAGCACTAGAGTTATTCCCAGCTACCTAGGCTCTAGGGAGTGTGGAGTTGCAGAGGATAGCGGTATGTTCTCTTCTATGCAACTATTCCAAGGAGAGGTCAAAAAAGCAATTTATCCTGGAGATCCCGATTGTACCTCCAAGCATTGTGTGGAGTACACTGTCAGCGTGGAATACCGTACGGGATCTGGCCCCGCCACGATGGTGACCTTCCCTAATTGTCGCGTGATGAATGTCTTTGGTGGAATAGCAGACCGCTGCAGATATACCCTAAGATCAGACCCAGGTACAGCTACAGGAGATGAAGTCTTCGGTGTGGGGTCCAAGGTACTCATCTTGTGTTTGCTCGGAGAACGAAATAGGGGTTACATTATCGGTGGCCTGAGGGATGACAAGGACATAGACTCCGCGAAGGACGGACACAACTACTACTGGGAGTTCAATGGCATCAGTGCCAAGATCAACGACTCCGGCGAGTTCAAGCTCCAGTTCATGGGCAAGACCGATGTCAAGGGCGGGTTAGCTAAAGGGGTGGACGCAGACGCTTCACCAACCACCCTCGAGATTACCAAAGACGGCAGCCTTGAGATCTACACTAAGGACCGGAACCAATATCTCAAGTTCGACCACGCCAACAAGAAGGTGACATTCCAGGCTGACAACGAGTGGGATGTCCAGGTCAATGGCAAGTCTCAGATGAACGTTGGAGGCCCAGTCGATTGGAGCTTCGGAAATACCTGCAGCATCGCTATTAAGCAGAACACATCAGTGAATATCTTTGCAGGCAAACTCGACATCACAGCCCCACTAGGACAAGTGAATATCAAGAGTATGGGTGTGAACGTAGGTCTTGCTACAAACGCTTGGCCTCTGTTCACAGTCTATAGACTTGCAGAGGTGACAATGCACACTGCAGTGATGGCCGCCTTGACTACTGCAGCGGCGAGCTTGGCTGCAGCAGGCTCAGTCATGACCATACCAGTGGCAGGGGCAATTGCTGCTGCAGTGCCCATCAATGCTGCCTCCGCTGCTATCACCGCTGCAGTCACCGCCCTTACTGCCTTCGAGGCTCTGGCTCCAGCGTACTTGTCATTAAAAAATCGATCCGATTAGCCGTTTCGCTATAATACATTAGAGGTGCTCTAACATGGGAATGGTCTACCACATCTTCAACACTGTCAACGGGAAGGCTTACGTAGGCCAGACGTGGGGAACGCTCGAGACGAGATGGAAGACGCATTGTCGCCCCAGTTCATGTTGTGTCCATCTAAAAAGAGCTATCGAGAAATACGGCAAAGACGTATTCGTTAGATCTGTTCTGACTCTGGGGCTTTCTACTCAAGAAGAAATGGATGCAGCCGAGGCGTACTGGGCTGGGTACTTCGACTGCTACAAGAATGGGTACAATATCAAACAGGCTGGTAGTTGCGGGAGGCATTCAGAAGAGACAAAAGAGGCGATAGGCGCTTATTGGAGGGGGAGGAAGAGGCCACAAGAATTTGGGGACCACCTTAGTGCGGCTAAAAAGGGGGTGCCTCTTTCCGAAGAGCACAAGAAAGCCCTGAGGGTTCCCCATAGGAAAATGTCCGAGGAGAACAGGAAAAAGATGGGTAGACACCGAATCGGCAAACCCATGCACCCAAAGGCGAGAACCAAGCTTTTTGCCTACATCGACTCCCTCAAGAGGCCCATTGTAGACCAGAATGGAGTAGTGTACGAGTCTGCGTCTGAGGCGGCCCGCATTCTTGATTTATGGGCAGCCAATATTTGTAAGGTCCTTAAGGGTAAATGTAAGTCCGCTGGTGGTCACTTCTTTAAGTACAAGGACCGATAATGACTACTCCACTCGTCATCGACACAACACAGAATGCAGTCGTCACCCTACTGGACACAGCCCTTGAGAACTCCTTCAAGGACGGTACAGAGTGCAATAGCGTTCAAGTGATCCCACCTATCGATGGCTACACCAATCCCGTCATCACAGGTGCGATCAAATCGGTGATGAAGGATGTATTTCGTAGCGCCCTAGCAGCCCTCCTGGTCTCTCTGGGTATTGAGAAGGCCTTCCAGGCCTCCTTGTTTGCTCCTCTGGTCGGTACAAACGCCATTAACCTTGGGGCAGGTGGCAGCTTGACAGTAACAAACGGTATTGTGACAGCTCAGACGGCAGCTACCTTTGACGCTGGCATTGTGACAATTGGCTACAACAAATCAGGTGGAGGAACAGGCACCCTGATATTCAACGATGGCCGACTCGTTTCTCACACCTAACCAGCAATCTTCAGTCAGGGTACTCCATGGGCCTACTCGACTCACTCGTCAATACAGCAGCTCCCACCAAAGATGGTGACGGTCTCAAAAATGTGACCGATGCCGGCAATAATGCCGATATCCGAAATTGGAAATTGGACCAGACTGAAGATCCATCGTATCCATATGTCTTTACCGAGGACACAGGTATCCGCTGGAATAGGAGCTATCCCTATCAATTGATTATCGTAGAGAAGGACGCCAGCAACAATACCTATAAGCAAAGCTCCACCTATGGGGCATTCACCTTGCCTATTCCTCCTCAAGACCTAAGCATGAGCATGCCCTTCGCCATTACCACTACTGCCACCCTTGGTGGTGTTGTTGAAGAGCACAATGGCGCTCCATTCAGGATGATTTCCTTCAGCGGCACTACAGGTGTATTACCCCTACGTGGCCCTGGTGATTGCCTCAAGGATCATTCTTCCTTAGGCAGTATCTTTGCCGGCACCATTAGCGCTGTAGATAATGTCATCTCGTCTGTTAATAAGCTGGCTTCAGGCTCTGGCCCTGTGAACAATAGCGTGGTAGCCAATAGTGACTTCTCCACTACAGATGCCTGGAAGTTTACTGGCTACTTCCAATTCCGCCTGCTGCAGCGCTTCCTGGAGAGCTATGCCAACCTCAAGAAGAAGCCCTCCGGACGCCTCCTGCGCCTAGCAGTGGCCATCTGGAAGGATGAGGGAGTCTATCTCTGCACTCCAGTCTCCTTTGATGTGCGGCGCACCTCCTCGAGCCCCTGGGAGTACTCCTATAGCTTGAGCTTCAAGGCGTGGCGCAGAATTCTGGACCTAGGCAATGGCCCCAGTGAATATGACCGTGCTGGCCCTTCCCTGAGAGATCAGAGTACATTCCAGTCCATCATCACCAAAATTGGC